CTAAAAACGAATATGAGAATGCCTAAAAATATGGCTAGATAAGTTTTTTTCTATTTTGGCCTGTTTTCCATATTTTTTTAATATCTGTATGAAGCAAGCTATTGTTGTAGGTTGATTCCATTTTTCAAAACAGAAAATATAATCATCGCTTGACAATGGCTGGAAACGTTCGCTAAGTCGTACTATTTGTCTTTGAATAGCTTCTATGACACTCTCTGATACTTTGATTGTCCGTATTGAATTTGTAGTCTTTGGTAGCGTCTTGATTTTGTTTACTGAATCAAAATTACCTGTGATCTCAATTTTGTTGTTTTCGAAGTCTATATTCTTCAGTTGTAAGGCAGTTAACTCACCATATCTCATACCAGTTAATGTCAGCACAAGAACCATATCAGCGTACTTTTGGTGATATTCTCGACGATTAAGGACATCGACAAGTGCTTTTATTTCTTGCATGGTGAGAAAGTTGTTACGCTTTTTTTCCAGTTCTTCTAAAGTCTTTGGTTTTTGAGGAATCGTAGTATAATCGACCTCGTTGTTTTCAATGTAAGAGTATTGAACAGCGTAATTAAAGATACCTCTGAGCCTATGCCGTACTTTTTTAGCTGTAATATATCCGTTGCTTTCAATAATTTTTTCAATAGCCTCTTGAAGAAAACGCCTGTCAAGATTAGCAAGTATGGTATCGGATGGTATGACTTCCTTCATCTTCTTATCAACTGATTTACAATTATGTTTTGTTGATTTCTTTACTGTTTGCGCCCATGATTTATAAAAAAGGTTATAGATTTCTTCAAATGTAATGCTTTCTACTTGTTTTGTGCTAAGTTTTTTATTTATCTTCTCTTGCAACAAGATAGCAGCTTGATTTCTTGCCTGGGGAGTTTTCTTCTCCATGGTTACTGAAACTTTTTTTAATTTCTCAGTATATGGATCTTTGTATCGCTCAAAAAATTTATATTTGCCGTTTGGTAATTCTTCCATCCACATTGATTTTAACCTCACTTTTTGATAAAATGGGTATAGTAAAGAGGGCTTTTTAATGCCTTTTACTATCCAGGATATCCTCACACTCAAAGTTTGGCGATGGAGAGTGTGGGGATTTTTTAGAATTATTTAACTTTAACAGATAATTGTGTTATAATTGTTTCAAAAGAATAAGGAGAAAAAATATGTTGAAAACAAAGTTAAAAAATTTTATTGTATCTATATTTTTATTTCTCTTGATTTTCAAGATATTTTTCTCAATAACCACAATTTTTATCACAAACGATTATCTTTCCTTAGCGATAGCTATGCTTATCTCATTAAAACTAAAGAAATTCATTTTCTTCGAGTCTAACTGATGTTAGACTTTTTTTATTCTCCAGATTTCTCTGGCGGATTACTGGAAGCAAGTTTTACATTCTTTTGGCTTTCAATAGCTGTTGTTAGTTTTCTTGGAATACGAATGCCTAGTTCAGATATTGGTACACCGAGTTCGTCAGCTAGTTCTTTTGCTTGCTTAATCCGTTCGAGTTTATTTTTTTGATACTCTTGATATGTATTTATTAATCCTGGAACTTCTAGTTCTAATCCCATAAACTTTAATTTTCCCCCACTTGTCAGAACAATTGCTCCACTAAGTATCGCTGAAATTATAAGTCCGTAATTTACAGTGTGTGTAATAAGTTCTATTATACCCTCAGATTGTACGTTTATTTTTGAATCTACTCGTGTTTCAGGGAAAAGCAACCTTGTTAATAGAGAATATTGATAAACAAATTGACCTAAATATACCCCTTGAATATCTTTTTCTTCTGTTACATGGTAGCTAATATATAGCTTTTCGTCTTCAATATAGCAAGGAAAAAGTGCGCGATTAATGAACGGTTTATAATCATTTATATTTGATAGTGTTGCATGAGAATAGATCATTTTATACAATGCGCTGTCTGCGTCGGAACGATTGAACCATCCCAACCAATAGACTTTCCACCTTTTTGCAAAATCTGACCGATTATGTGTCAACTCTTCGCTTTTATATTCCTCAAGTTGAGATTGATTAAGTTCATAGAGCGGTCCGGTTACTTTACCAACTAAAAATCTTTCAGACCCTTCGGATGGCACAACAACTATATCATTTCTTTTAATGTTATTTACAAAACGAAGGAGTTGACCTGCGGTGATACCATATTTGTTTTCAGATGGTTCTGAGTCATCTTGAAATGTTAATTTCTCTTTTAAAATTTCTTTTAATACATTCGAGTTATTATCTGCTCGTCTAATATCTTCGAGGGTGATTTCATTCCATCCGATACCTATATAGCCATTTAGATTAAAATCCGTGTAATATTCTCCAGAGTTAGCACGTACTAGCCAATAGTCGGTAGAAGAATCCAAAACAGGGATTTCTTTTTTTATATTTTCTATAATTTCTTTTAATTCCATTGTAATTACCTACTTTCTTTTTTATTTCTCTCTATACACACTCACGACTTTCCCAATAGTTCGGATATCGTTGCTTTCGTCTAGGTGTATATCCTCATAATCTGGATTCAAGCTTTCCAGATATCCCTGACGCAGTTTCTTAACATAGTTAGCGCCGTCTACTTGGAAGATGCCGATAGTGTTATAATCAACCTGTTGGGTATTCTTTATAAAAAGATAGTCACCATTCTTTATCTTTGGCTCCATAGAGTTGCCGACGACATAAGCGATAGCGTCGTAGTCGTCTGGGATTTCATCCTCATAGAACGAAACCTCCATATCTAAATCGTCGTCCTGTATCGAACCACTACCAGCAGAGACAACCCCAGTAACACGTCGGTAAGTAGTCTGTCTGTAGTCGTCCAGTCTGATGATGTTCTCCGATACTTCGTTTATCTTCGTTTCTTCTTCGTTTTTTTGACTCTCCAGAAGCCCTTCAGACGTCCGAAGAACGATTTTTTTGTTTGGAGTGATTAATTGCACTACCTTATCCATTATCTGCTGTGTGAGCGAATCTGGAGCGTCTGGCAGTGAGTTGGTGGATTCTTCTTTAAAAGTAGTATCTATATCTGATTTTTTAACACCGAAATAATCAGCCAGTTTTTGGATAACACCAAAAGAAGGAGCGCTTCTTAACTTCATATAGTCTGTCATAGTACTTGCTGTAATTCCAACTTCTTTAGCCAACTCTTTTTGGGTGATGCCACGTTGCTTTCTAAAGTGTGTAATATTTTCAGCAATAATTTGCATTCGTTTTTTTTCGTCCATTTACGATTACCTCGTATTTTTTATAATTACATTATATATCATTTTTGAATGATAAACAATCAAAAATACGAAAAAATCCTATTTTTTTGATAAAAACTATTGACAATACGAAAAAATCGTATTATAATTAAATCAAGCTTAAGGAAAAGGAGGTAAGACAAATGAACGAACTAGAAAGAACAGCCCTCAATGAGATATTGAGGACTGTGACATATATAGCTGAGAAGTTGGATGAAGTAGATTCTAAGATTTCTTTGAACGATTCACAAGCTCTTGAGCATCAAGGAAATTGAGTTTCATTTCCATGTAGTGAATAACTCCGTGTAGGTAGTTCTTTAGGTCTGTAAAACCTTTATCAGGATTATTTCTATAGTAATGACCTTCATCGTTACCGATATAAGCAGATGCAAGCGCAAATGTTTTAAGGTCTTCATCCTTGATATATTTTTCAATAACTTGTTTTAATGACATTTTAATGATTTTATCTTCATCATCAGGATTTGTAACAATGGAGAAATCTTTAACAAAGAACTCAAGCGCCTTACGGTATCCAATACCTGCAATGTGGTCTAGTTGTTCGTGTTCAGCTTTCAGTGCTTGGACATAGATTTGCTTACCAATTGGAGAAACTATCTCTACATCGTCAGATATAGGTATATCGCTCGGAAGATTAGGGATTACTTTGATATGTTCAATTTCGTATTTTTCGGTATAGTCATTGATTAAAAATCTTGTAGCTATAAACTCCTCTGTCCAAAAGTGCTTACAACCTAAGCATCTATATGTTAATACTAAGCTTGTTTTATTTTCTCCAAGAGAAAAATAAGAAGAGTTCACAAGATCTGGATTGGTTGGTTTTTTACAATTTGGGCAAATGTCTTCAACGGTTACAGGCCTAGAAACAGAAGAATTTACTTTCACTTGAAATATCATAAGATTTCTCCAATCGTTTTATTTTGATTATACCATATTTGAAAGGGGGTGAGGAAATGAGACCAAGACGATATCCGTATAGTGGGAAAAAAGAGTCCACCTTTGTAAAGGCAGACCCTGAGTTAGTTGAAAAACTTTTAAGAAACACTAGTTTTCTTGAGCGTTTACAAAAAAAGCATATCAATTTTCAGATAGACTCAGAAGAATTTAAGCGTCTTAGCTATGAAGCCATTCATGATACTTCTCAAGTAACTCAATAGTAGTTATTACAGAAGTCAAACCACTGACCTTCCCCAGTTGCAATCCGTCTGTATGGTCAATCTGTTTAGTAGCTTCATTAGCTTTAGCAGAGATAGCTTGCATATCTTCAGCTGTTAAAGATTCTCGAAAATATTTAAAGGATTTCATAAAATCTCCTCCTTTCTATTGGAATTTTGACTAAAACGGTGAGAGGTCTTAGTCAAGAATGATTATAACATAGATAACAGAAAAACACAACATATTGTTAATTAAATATATTTGTTTAACAACATATAGTGTTTTTTGGGGTGTAAAATGTGGGAACAATTAAACCGAATAATGCAGGAAAGAAATTTGAATGGTTATCAATTATCTAAGATGTCTGGAGTCAACCGTAGTTTCTTTTCTGATTTGAAAAGTGGAAAGGTAAAGTACCTTTCTTGGACTAATATATGCAAAATCGCTGATGCATTGGAAGTCAGCTTGGATGAATTTAGATAAGGAGGTAGGAACGTGCAGTGGACTTTAGAAGCTATGAGAATCAACAAAGGACTTACTCAAGCAGAGTTGGCAGAAAAATTTGAAGTTTCAAGTCAAACAATTGCTAGATTAGAAAAAGATAGCTCTGATATCGGTTATCAGCTATTGAAAAAATACATGTTTTTTTTCAATGTGAAATTCGATGATATTTTTTTAGGGAAAAAATACGAAAATTTCGTAAATGACTAGAAACAAAAAAATAAGAAGGAGGAACACATAGATGGAAAGCGTTCTTGAAAGCTTGAAACAAGAAAAAGACCACCTCGAAAAAATCATTAAGGTAGTTACCTCTGGTGGTAAATTTCTGAGATTGCCGTATCAAAAAAAGTCACGCTCGATTAGTGAGAATCTGAAATTGATTTCTCAAAATCTTGATAGACTGAGCTGTTTATATAACCAAAGAGGAGAAAGAATGACAGACAGAGAACTATTTAAGTTACCAGAAGATTATGTAGAATCTACTGGACTTGACAAGATTACATTTGAAGTACCTTTTGAATTGTTTACGAAAATTCTAAAAGGGTACGGACATAAGTTAGCGTGGGAGGATTTCCGACAAATAAAAATCCACCCAAGCACTAGAACAAAAAAGACGGTTGGACAGTGTCAGTTTTTGTTTAGTATTTGGATGAATGATCATTTGAAGCCAGCGATTAAACCTTCAAAAGAGTTGCAGAAAGAACCTGTGCGTAAGACAAAGAAACAGAAACGTCTTCATAAGTTAGCACAAAATCTTCTTCATCGCATGAAGGGTTGAAATCGCCAATGTATGCACCTTGCTCTGTTTTGCAGATTAGAAGAGTACCATCTTCGTTTGTAACTGCATCTAGATAAGGTCCCAAATCAGACTTAGTCATAAGTTATCCTCCTTTCTGTATGTATTATAGCAGAAAACGAGAGAAGAAAGGATAAGAAGATTGAGTAGCAGAAAAAAGCACCTAACGAAGTCAGGCGCTCATCAAAAATAACTAACTAAATTATAACACGAAAGGAGCAAAAATGGAAGCAGTTGAAATTGTAAGAATTAAAGATGTGATTATTGAAAAAGTCTCTGCTAATGATGAAGAGTTAAAACGTATCTTTGGATGTTCAAAACGACAAGCAGGAGAGCGAAGAAGAGAAATGCAAAAACTCCCTAGTCAGCAAAAACATCTTTTGGATAGTGGACAACTTGTAACGATTAAAGGTTTCTATGAATACTTGCAATATCGTGGAACTAAAGCTTGGAAAAAAGAAATGGAAACAAGCAAGAAAATGAGGTCAGCAGGATGAACCTACTATCAAGAATCAAAAACTATTTTTCGGAAGAGGTCAAAGAAACTAATCTCGACTGGAAAGAGGTCGCTTTAGACCTCAATCAATCACTAATTGAAACACAGGAAAAACTTCAAGAAGCGAATCAAGAAATTGCAGACTTGAAGAAAATCGTAGCAATCTACAAAGAAAAGGAGAAAGAAAAATGATGGAATACATTTACCTGGTAATAATCGTAGGAATTGGACTATGGTCGCTAGTAAATAAACTAGATGACCACGCTGAAATGAAACAAAAAGAGCGCCAGCTGATGGCAAACAATGTCGCACGGATGAATCTGAGAAATTCAGATAAGCAATTTACTTATGATGTAGAACCGCCTGAAGGGTTGAAATAAGGAGGAGAAACATGACTCAAGCTGAACGAATTAGGGAATATTATAGAGAGCACCCTGCTGCCTCATATGATGAAGTGGCTGAGGTCGTTGGTACAACAAATAGTAATGTGAGAGCGAACCTGGCCAAAGACATCAAGGCAGGCAGATGCGTTCGCTTGGAAGATAAGTCATACGACTACTCTCCTTACTATAACCATACACAGGCACTCACTGAGTTGGTTGATTGGAAGAATGATACTAGACGTGAGTGGGTGGATATGCTGACAAGAGCAGCAGAAAAAGAAACGGATAGCAATGTTATGCGTTTGTTAATCAAAGAAGCAAATAAATTGATGAAAGAGGTGACGAAGTAGATGGTTCGAAATAAATTGACAGATTTAACCAATACTCTTTTCGCCCAGTTGGAAACATTGGACGATAGGGATCTTACTGCAGATGAATTAAAGACGGAACTCCAACGTTCAAAACAGATGGTCGCTATCTCTAGCCAAATCTTACAAGCAGGACAGCTCGCCCTGGATGCTAAGAAGTTCAAAGATAAGGCAGGTGAGGATAATGCCCCGATCGCTTTGCTGGAAGGATGAGTATACAGAGTACATGCATGAGATATGCCCTGGCCGATTAACTCCTGAAGTAACCAGGTTACTAAATGAGAAATTTGGTACGACCTATACCAAGACTCAAATAGGAGAAGTACGCAGACGTTTAGGGTTACCTGTTGGAAAAGTATATCAAGGTAAATTGTTGACAAAAGAACAACATGATTACCTTGTGTCAATCCAAAAAAATAAGATTTCTCGCGATGTCGCAAATGAAATGAACCTAAAATTTGGATTATCACTGACTGAGAAACAGATTAAGAGTTATCGAAGAAATAATAATCTACATAGTGGTTTGACAGGAAGATTCGAGAAAGGTCAGACTCCTCACAATAAGGGGAAGAAGTACCCCAATATGCCAAAAAACGGCGGGCAGTTCAAAAAAGGTAATCGACCTCCGAATTATGTACCTGTCGGTACTATCAACTACACAACAAACGGTTATCCAAAAGAAAAGATTGGAGAACCTAATCAATGGGTTTTGAAACACCGCAAGGTTTGGGAGGAACATCACGGGCCAATACCAAAAGGGCATTCGATTGTCTTCTTGGACGGTGATAAAACAAACTATGATATTTCAAACCTGGCATGTTTATCTAAAAACGAAATTGCTAGAATGAATCAAAATCATTTATTTACGTCCAACGCTGATTTAACCAAATCAGGTATTGGACTAACAAAACTCACAAACAAAATCAGAGAGGTAGAAAAAAATGGCTAGTTTATACGAACTGACAGGTCAGTTTCTGACAATTTATCAAATGGATATTGATGACGAAACAAAAACGGACACACTTGAGGCTATCGATTGGCAAGAACAATTCGAACAGAAAGCAGAAGGATATGCCCATGTTATCAAGAATCTAGAAGCCGACGTGGCAATGTACAAGGCTGAGGAAGAGAGCTTCAAAGCCAAGAAACAGGTGGCACAGAAAAAGCTGGATTATGTAAAGGATAACATTATGGCAGCTATGAATGTCACGGGGCAAACCGAAGTTAAGAGTGGTGCCCTGATTATAAAAATTGCTAAGAATCCAGAATCAGTCAAGGTCAACGAAGACGACCTTCCGAAAAAATATTTTACAAAAAAAGTGACGCTTGCGCCGGACAAAAAAACACTCAAAGAGTTGCTTAAATCTGGCAAGAAAGTCAAAGGTGCGGAGCTTGTCCGGACAGAAAAGTTGGTGATTAAGTAATGGAATTGATGAATAAAACACGAGTAACAGATTCACTAGCAGTTGTGATTGGACCAGAATCGATTGAAGTACTTGTTACTGAAGATTTTCTATTTGATGTTGCGATTCGTTTTGTAAAAGTAGACGAAACAAATCTTGATCAAGGAAATGAAAAGCCAGTATTCACTCCGGAATACAAGCTGGTCACAGTTGCTAAATACAAGGAAAAACCTATCTTTGAATCGGAGGAAGATATTCGAAAATTTGAGAAGCAAGCAAAAGAAGTTAAATCGCTATTTGCCTTTGCAAAGGTAAATAAACAAAATTGGTTTAACACTGCCCTTTATCCAGGAGTGCTGACTGAGAAAGTTGGTGTTTGATGAAAATTTTAGCTATTGATCCAAGTAGTAATAAAATTGAAACCAGCACAACAGGAGTTGTCTTGTTGGATAATGCAAGATTAGTTGATAGCTGGGTTGTCTCTTATGGTATGAGAGGTTTCGCTGATTGGTTTCACGAAATCGGAACAAATCTTGAATTCGATGTAGTTATTGTTGAAGAATTTAAGGCGAGGGATAACGACAAGTCGAAAGATAATAGCGTGGCAGAAACCATCGCCTATATCCAACTTTGCTATCCAGGTGCCATTCTTCAATTCAATGCAGGTTACAAGTCGGATATTCCAAACGATCTTTTGAAAATCTTAGACCTTTGGAAATTTGAAAAAAGTCATCATCAAGATATTCGAGCAGCAGCAAGACTTGGATTATTTTGGGCAATGAGAAATGATATTGAAGAAGTGGTTCATGATATCGGAAAGGTGGTGAGTGAGTATCACAATAACGCTAAGAAAGTGGCAAGCTGAAGCGATTAAAAGAAGTGAACATTTATCTAATGGAATCTTTTTAGAGGCTCTTGGGGGCAGAGGCAAAACTATCTGTGCACTTGCTATTGCAAAACATAAAAAAGCTAAAAAAATCATCATCACAAACAATCGACTAGCTATTCTGAATGGTTGGATAGATGCAGTCAAGTTTATGAATTTTGATAAAGGTGTTGAGATTATCATTCAGACAGATAGATATCTTCAAAATCAAGTCAAAAAGGGGCATAAATTAGATTGTGATGTGCTGATAGTAGACGAATGGCAGAATATGTCTTCTGACAAACAAGTGGCCTTATATCGCAAAATAAAGCGAAAATACACGATAGGTCTTTCAGCGACACCAATTCGGAAAAAAGGACAAAATTTCTATCCGCTTGAAAAAACGGTATTTGGTTGGGCAACCCCAAATAATAAATTTGACTGGCAAAAGACTCATGGGAAAATGGTCTATGATCCATTTAGCTATTCAAAAGAGAAGTGGGAAGATTTTCAAAATTATGAAAGTTATATCTCGAGCTTGCCTAATTTCTTCCGCTGGGAAGAGATTGAAGGAATTGAGAATGCAGTTGAGAATAACGGTTTTGAGATTAAGTTTTACCAAAAGAGAGTCGCCTCTGGCAATCCAGAAAAACTTGCAGAATTTAGAAAACTAAATCTTGTAACAGTGGACGGCAAAACTGCAATGGCCAAGCAATCGTTTGGAAGAAAGACCTTTGAACGCTACCTTAATCAAACAGGCGTAGCAGTCGATTTTCCAAAATTAAAGCCAGTAAATGCGGATACGCCATTGATGTTACAACTTGACGGTTTAATCGAACGAGCACCACACGATATGTTGATTGTCAGTAAATCTAAGCAGATTGTCAACGTCATTAGCGAGCGCCATCCTGAAATTGGAATCTGGACGGGCGATATTCAAGAAGGACTTTATAAGAAATTCGTGGTTGCTACTAGTCAAGTGTTAGGTGTCGGAGTAGACGGCTTGCAACACAAATACCAAACTATTGTCGTATTGGATCCAGTAGAAGAAGGTTCTGGAGAATATGATGATTATCGACAATTGCTCTGGCGCATAACAGGAAGTCGTCAGCAGCATGATGTAAATGTAATTGAATTTTATTATAAAGAAAGTTAAAAAAAAGAGGAAAACAAAATGAATAAAACAACTGAAATGATCGTATTTCGTAGCCGTAAAACTGGAGAATTTCTTAATTCTTACAAGGACAGAAGTTCTTTAGCATTTGCAGCTGACTTTTGCAGCTTGGAATATTGTTTGAAGCTTCCTCGTAAAAAATACGAAGACAACAAAAAGACTTACAAGGCTCTTGCTGCAGCTTTTGACTGTGAAATTGTCGCAGTTGAAGCGGAATACAAATTGACCTATCCGAATGGATCAGAAGTTGAACCTATCAAGCGTGACCGTTCATCAATTGAGGACATGATTAAGGATATTATTGGAGGGGTTCTCTAATGGCATTTACACTTCCAGCAAATAAACCACAAGTTCCTAAAGATACCCCACGAAATTTTTTCATCTACGGTGAAACCATGAGCGGAAAGTCTTATCTTGCAAATGAATTCCCAAATCCAATCGTTTTGAACACAGACGGGAATGCAGAAGCTAACACTGTTCCAAGCATTCAGCTGATCAATGAAAAAGATGACAAGGGACGAATTACCAATTCAGTAATTAAGCAGCTTGGAGATATCTTGCTTGCTCTCCAGACACAGAAGCACTCTTATGAAACAGTCGTTATTGATGTAATTGACGATGTTATTGAAATGATTAAGATTGCAGTTTGTGATGAATTAACCCCAGTTGGTAAACCTCGCTTGAAATCCTTGTCGGAAATTCCATACGGCAAAGGATACGACTTCTTTAACCAAGCTATCACAGAATTAGTCATTGACCTCAAAGCATTGCCAATGAATGTTATTTACATCAGCCGTCAGGTATCTGAATATGATGACAATGGCAATGCCACCAAAGACAAGCCAAGCTTGAAAGATAAGTATGTCAATCTTATCAATGGAAACTCTGATTTGATGATCCACACTGAAAAACTCGGCAACAACTACAACCGTGAGGTTGACCGCAAGCGTAAGACCTATTATGCGGACCAGGTTGATGACAAGGCCATCTTGAAAATCTTGGCAACTATCCGTGGGGCTGTTGAGCCTGCAAAGGGCAAGCTAGCCCCTAAAAAAGAAGCAGCTAAGACAACTAAACCAGCTAAGACCGAAAAAACAAAAGAGGCACCTAAGAAAGAAGTTGACTCTGATGATGAACTATTTTAAGAAATAAAGGAGAATACACATGAGCTTACTAGATATCGCAAAATCAATCAAAAAAGAGGGCTTTGACCCACGCAAAGACAGCGCCAACGGTCCTGCACCAATCCCAGCTGGTACTTATCCAGTAGTCCTGAAGAAAGCAACCTTCAACGTATCGGACAAAGGCTGGGAAAGCCTTGGTTATCAATTTGAAATCCGTGGCGGTGATTACAGTGGACGCTCTGAATTTGCAACATTTGGCACACTGACTGAATGGAACGGTAAGAACCTTGACTGGGCAGTTGAACGCACTATGAAATTCTTTATCAAAGCCTTGGTCCTTGCTGGCGACAGTATGCAAGGAAATGAAGAAGACGGTAAAGCCTTGGAAGAGGCTCTAAAACGTAAGGCAGTTGGCTCTTACTACAACCTTGTTATCTCTGTGACTAAGGGGAAAGATGGCCGTGAGTTCCGAAACTATGACCTTGAAGAAGAAGAAGCACAACCGCTGACTGAAGCTGATATTGATGACGATGACCTCCCTTTTTAAGAAATAACAAGTTCTGGGTCATTGATGAAACTGATGAGGAATTTGGTCCTTTCACGACAGTAGAAGAGGCTTATACAGCTATGCTAACATACTTGGATATGACTGAAGCCGAATATCAGTCAAACTATACGGCCCAGGAACTTGTTTATATTTACAAAGAGGAGAAAAAACCATGCCGTCGATGAAAGAATACGCATTACAGTACCAAAAGTTAGGGTTCTCAGTCATTCCAATCAATCCTAAAAACAAGATGCCTTTGATTGATTTTGCTGATAAGCCAGCCATGACTCCATCTGAGATTGAAAACTTTTGGGACGGCTACCCTAATGCAAACATTGCCCTAAAGACTACCAACTTCTTTGTCATTGATATTGACAAACACGGCAAATCGAATGGTTTTGAATCGCTAAAAAAATGGAAACATCTAAATTTAATCGAACCGACACTGCAAGCTAAGACGGCTAGTGGCGGTAAACATCTATTCTACTTCAAACGAGAAGATGAGCCGATCACTCAGATGATTGGATTCTTGCCTGGTGTTGATATTAAGGCTCACGAAAATAATTATGTGTTAGTCGCACCCTCTGCCACAGATAAAGGGCAGTATGAGTGGGATCTGGAAAAGTCTAAGGAAGGTGGCACGATGGTCACTCCTTCAAAAGATTTAATCCAGTCTATAAAAAAACAGTATGGCGAAACTCACGGTTATAAGTATGATGGTAAGGACGGTCTTAGGGATTTAGTTAGACGTTCACATACTAGAGACCGAACACAGACTACAGATCTCTTTGAAACCATCGCCCTTGGTTTTGGTGATGAAGGTGGACGAAATGACAAACTAGCAAAATTCGTAGGTGGTCTCTTATATCGTGCGGTCGACGATGGTGTAGTTGTTCAACTTGCAAGATTAGCAAATGCAAATAGTCCAAACCCTTTGCCTGAAAAGGAAATGATGCGTACTATTGAAAGTATGATTAAAAAAGATAGGAGGTGATTGTGATTGGTAATGTAGTAAGTATTGACTCACAACCTAAGATGATAACGACTGCCAAGGGAGACATCAAGGCCAACAGTCCAAGTAATGTGTTGATGTCTTTCAAAGCTGATGATCAGTTGAGTATTTACCTAAAGCACAACGATTTTTCCCAAGAGCATGAACTCCTTAAAGATATCAAGATCGGCAACACTCTTTTTAAAAAAGGTGAGCTCCCTTCTAACTTTGATTCAGTCGTAAAAGTTTACTTTGAAAGTGTGTTAGGTGTTGCTTTCTCAAACCAAGCGATGCTTGATGGCATGGAGACTTTCTTTTCAGAAAGATCATACAATCCAGTTATTGAGTATATGGAGAGAGCAGCTGAAAAGTGGGACGGCAGAAACCGGATTGACCGCATGCTTCAAGTATATCTCGGCGCTGAAGATATCCCTTTAGTTTCTAAAATCGCTCAAATGTGGCTAGTTGGTGCAGTTGCTAAAGTTTATGATCCATACGTTAAGTTTGACTATGTTCTGGATCTGGTTGGTGGACAAGGAGTTGGGAAAACGTCCCTCCTTCAAAAATTGGGGGGCGAATGGTATACGGATGCCGTGACTGATTTCTCTAATAAAGATAATTACGACATTATGTTAAAGAGTCTAATCGTCAACGATGATGAAATGGTGGCCAGTAATCGGATGAGCTTTGCTGAAACGAAAGCCTTTATATCAAAAACTAGCTTACGGTATCGTAAGCCCTACATGAAACGCACAGAAGAGTTTGCCAAAAACTTCATTATAGCCAGAACTACTAACCAAACAGAATACCTGAAGGACAAAACCGGAGAACGTCGATTTCTCCCGATTATGGCAGATAGCAGGCAGCAAAAGAAACATCCAATGGAAATCGATCCTGATACAATCGAACAAATTTGGGGCGAAGCCGTTACAATCTATCGTGCTGGTGCTAATTTGATGTTTGATGAAAATACAGAGGATGAATTGAATATCTACCGTGAACAGTTCATGTATCGTGATGAAGTTGAATTACAAGTGCTTGAATATCTTGATATGCCCGTCCCTGAAAATTGGCAAAACTGGTCTATTCAGCAACAACATCAATACACAAGTAAATATTTCGATAATAGTAGCGACTTTGATCCTGGAAGCAAAAAACTAGATAAGGTCTCAACTCGTGAAATGATGTACAACTTATTTATGAGAAATTCGAATGACAGGAAGCTGTCAACGAAGATTAACATGATCATGGATAATCATCCTGATTGGAAAAAAAGTGTTTTCCGGGCAGGAGGTAAAAGTACAAAAGGGTTCGTAAGAGTGAAGAATTCGGAAAAAACTAATCGGTAGCAATTTAAAAATTATCGGTAGTCATCGGTAGCAGTTGAGGGGGTAGATCGGTAGCATTCTACCGATAAAATGAGACATCGGTAGCACATCGGTAGCAGTCTAACCCCTTGATATTACTGACTTTTATTTAATATTTATATATAATGCTACTCTTCTACCTATATTTTTAAAAAAAGTATATAAAATAATAGTAATAATAAAGAAAGCCTATAAAATAGGGATTCTTGAAAAAACTTTTTATTTTTTTAGATTTTATCGGCAGCACGGTAGCAGTTTGAAAAAAAGAGGTAAAAATGTCATACACAGTAACACTATATTTTGACAATATGGTAGACGAAACCCACTTTTTTAAGAAAGAGGGTGATGCTGCAAAATGCAAGGCTCAGCTCGAGAGCAAGTATCGAGGTGATCGAATGTATAAAGTAAAGATGGAGGAGATGGAGTAATGAGTTATGATTTGGAAATCTTAGCGAAAATAGAGAGTGGAGATTATATTTGTATTGCTGAACCTAGATATAGTTCTCCGACCTACAATCTTGGAAAAATGTTTAGGGTGGCTATGGATTGGGATTTCGACCAAGGCACAATTTACAATGTTGCTGATATTTTTGAAAATATTAAACGTGGCATAACTGAATTGGAAAGGCAACCTGAAAAATATGTACAATATGAACCTGCAAATAAATGGGGAACGATCAATGATGCGTTATATGTTTTGAGATCGTTAAGGGACTGTATTTTAGAACAAGATATTGATACGAAATATTTATATGTGAGGTGGTAAATTGAAACGACCAAACAGATACCCGTACACTAAAAATCAATGGGTTGAAGAAACCGTTGATCACTATACTTATAAAAACGATATTTGCTATACAAGTCACATTTTAGAAAATAGACTTACTGGAGAAATTAAGGACAAGGAGTTGAAGTGATGGAAGAGTTAAAGAAAAAAGTTAATGCAGTATACAACTGGACGGTAGAAGATGGGAAGCCGCAACCTCCCAAGCAAGATTTACCACAAGCGGTGAAAGACCGGGCGGACTATTTTTGGGAAATGGCAGAAGATGGTATGGCGTTTATGGGAGCGATGGAATGCATCTTTGCTGATGAAAAGCCTACAGACTATGATTTGGGAGCTACTAAGGGTTGGTTGCCAAAATCTAAGGAGTTTGATGATTGGATTGGCTATTCGCCAAGCATGGCTCAGGTAGTTATTGCAGTTTATTTGATTTATGGAGGAAACTAAGATGAATAAGCAGGAATTGATTAAAAAATTAGAGGAACGAAGAACAATAACTGGGAATTTTCAAGGTTATGTAGTTTGGTGGAAGGATGTAAAAGAAATCTTTGAACAACTAGGCGAACCGCAACCAGTCAAAGTACCGCAGTGTGTGGCGGAATATATAGAATTTAAAAAGAAAAACAATTTTCATGTTTACGGTGCAATGAGAGTAATTGAAGATCATTATGATAAGAAAGTTCCTGATTGGTTTTACGAAAATAACATCGAAAAATTCTGTCTTGCTTGGCTTAACGGCTACGAGGTCGAAAAAGAGAAGCGGTATTTTGTTAAGATTAAAGGGAATATTAAAGAAAATATGTTGGTTTATGGAGAATTTTTGAAAAGGTATTTCTTTACAAAAAGCTTTAGTTTAGATGATGTTATATATTCCCACACTCGTAAAGAACTAGAAGACGCAAACTTCGGCTGGGTGTTTGATTGTTCAGGGATTGAGATTGAGGAGGTGGAGTGATGAGCCTTACGCTAAATAGCACAATTGGAGACTTAGTTTTGGCAATCGGAGAAATTATCGTTGGTTCTGATGGTAAAACCACTACAGCGATACTGGAGATACCTGATCAAAGCTTTTACTTAGAGATTGCGCTTAAATTGAAGGAGGAGGTCATAAATTGAAACGATTCATAGCTATCTGGATTCTGCTATCTGCTGGATTGAATATCTGGCAGATGGATAGGATTCGAGATTTGGAAGAGAAGAAGCCGATGGTTATCTACAAGGCTGATAACGTAGGTGCTGAGATATGAGGAGGATTTGGCATGATACCGAAATTTAGAGTGTGGCATTATGAATTAGGTAGACTGATGTCAGTCAAATGTATGTTTTTTCAGGATAGCGAGATTGAAGAATTTGAGTTAAACGATGCTTTAATGAATGATTACATTACAGCTTATCCTGACGAAATCGAACTCATGCAATCAACAGGACTCAAAGACAAGAACGGCAAGGAGGTATTCATCGGTGACATCGTTAAATGTACAAGAGGATGTCTCCATGAAGTATATTTAGAAAAAGAATACGGTGGCACATTCATAGGCGGAATGCCTTCCATATATCTAAAGGGATTGCTAAATGGGTATGCGTGGACTGAAGACGAGGAAATCATCGACAATGTCTACGAAAACCCTGAACTTTTGGAGGTAACTCATGAATAAACGTCAACGCAAAAAGAAAATTTTGAACGGTCTGAACAAAGAAGAAAGATACCACAGGACGCATTGTCCTGTCTGCGATAGCGAAGCTGGTTTATTCGACAGATATTTTAATACGTACGGTTTCTGCTCTGAATATTGTGGTTATGAATACTATGGAATTTCAAGATTATAAAATAAAGGATTGAGGTTAAAATGACATTATTTGATGAAGTGCAGCAATTAAGCTCAGAAAGCCACGCAAAATGGTTCGAGCGATATTTTGAGAAATATAACCTAGAACAAAAACTAAAAATTTCTGCTCAAAAAGGTTATACAGGTTATTTAATCAATGTTTGGTCAGTTAGAGACGAATATCTCAGGAATCGATTAGGAGATGAAATAACGTTTGAAGCGTTAAGAGAATTATTAGGAGCTGGCTTTACTGTCAAATATAAGCTTTATCTATCTAAAAATATTTTCACTGGACAAGATTTCGTTTCTAACAAGAAAATTCACATTACTTGGTAAAACAAAAAAGCCAAGACACTCTCTGTCTCAGCAATAATCTCAATAATATTATTATATCACAAAGGAGACAGAGAGTGAACAAGGCTAAAGAACTATTGAAAGAGTTGCAGAATCTGGACATGGACATTCAAAGCCGTATAGATGAAATTAACGAGCTTGAGGCAGGTTTGCTCTCAAGTCCTAAGTGGTCAGATGTCAAAGTTCAAGGTGGTCAAGCTAGAAAAGTTGATGATGTCTATACTCAGCTTGTCGTGATGAAAGAGGCTATAGAACAGGATACTAAAGAGGTTATCAACAGAAAGCTCCAACTAGGTAGGATGATCAATAGGCTTAAAAATCCAAAACATAGAACTATTTTGAGAATGACTTACATCAATAAGATGTACGTTGATGACATCTGTGACAGCATGAGGGGCATAAGTTCTCCTACTTACTATCGTTTGAAGAAACAGGCAGTAAAGGAGCTTGATATTATTCTTTCAGAATTGATAGTAAATGATAGTAACTGTACAGGCATGAAGTCTAAAATCTGTTAAAATGGTAGTATCAAGAATTGAAAAGAGAGGTCTCAGAATTGGTAGATGGTTACCTGTAATGTCAGGGGGCTGTAATGGCCTTGGAGGTTCAAATCCTCCCCTCTCCTTTGAGTGTTTGTGTCCTAGAATGGGGTAGGCAGTAGGCTTAGCATTCATATATCACTCATTAACTTAAAAATGGTTGCGGAAGCGACTGGACCTCGCATGATTGCGTAGCTAATTATATTCCGGATAAGTTATAAGCTAGAGGGTTTGATTCCCTCAGAGGTTTTAAAGACTACAAAAAATAAAAAAGAAGTCAAAATTTAATACGCACGCAAGGTTGTAGTCGCCTTGCAAGAAGGTCGCACATCGTGTGGCTTTTTTTGATTATTCGAAGGGTGGTGATGGAAAATTGAGTGGATTGAGAATAAAACAAAAGAGATTTGCAGATGAGTACATCATCTCAGGTAATGCGACGGAAGCCTATAAGAAAGCAGGTTATCGTGTTTCTAGTGATAGAGTGGCAGGCGTTGAAGGACATAAGTTACTAAAGAATCCTAAGATTAAAAGTTATATAGATGAACGGTTGAAACAGCTTGATTCTGAAAAAATCGCAGACCAGCAAGAAGTCCTTAGTTATCTAACCTCGGTAATGCGAGGAGAGACGCAAGAACAGACTTTGATAAGCATCGGAGAATTGGGTCAAACGATTACGGATATTGATGTTGGAGCAAAAGACAGAATCAAGGCAGCCGAACTATTAGGAAAACGTCATAGGCTTTGGACAGACAAAGTAGAGGCAGACGTTTCTGGAACGGTGGTGTTTGCAAATGAGTCAGACATACCAGATTAAACAAAGTGATATTGTAATCGAGCTACCTAAGACAGTAGGAGCTGGGTACGGACAGTTCTGGCGCTCAAGAAATCTTTATCGTGTTGTAAAAGGTTCCCGTGGTTCGAAGAAGTCCAAGACAACCGCTTTGAATTATGTTATCCGTCTTTTGAAGTATCCCTGGGGCAACTTGCTTGTTATTCGTAGATACTCGAATACCAACAAGCAATCAACTTATACGGATTTTAAATGGGCGTGTAATGTGTTGGGTGTGACTCATTTGTTTAAATTTAACGAGTCTTTGCCTGAAATAACTGTAAAAGCGACTGGTCAAAAAATACTGTTCCGTGGTTTGGATGATGAACTCAAAATTACATCTATTACAGTCGATATCGGTAGTCTGTGTTGGGCATGGTTCGAGGAAGCATATCAAATTGAGACTGAAGACAAGTTCAGCACGGTTGTTGAGTCTATCCGTGGTAGCTTAGATGTACCTGATTTCTTTAAACAAATCACAGTCACATTTAACCCGTGGAATGAGAGGCATTGGCTCAAGCGTGTATTCTTCGATGAAGAGACGAGACGGGCTGACACATTCGCTACTACAACCACTTATAAATGCAATGAGTGGCTTGATGAAGTCGATATCAAACGCTATGAGGATTTGTATCATACGAACCCCAGACGTGCTAGAATCGTTTGTGATGGCGAATGGGGAGTTGCTGAAGGTTTAATCTATGAGAACGTGACCGTCAAGGATTTCGATAAGGATGAATTGCTACGAGATTCAGCTAATAAGTTATGTATCGGTCTTGACTTTGGTTTTACTCACGATCCAACCGCTTTGTGTTGTTCGTTGATAAATGACACGACGAAAGAGATTTATGTCTTTGATGAGGCGTATAAAGTTGGGTTGATAACAAAAGAAGTTGCGAAGATGATAAAAGACAAAGGTTATCATCGTTCACAAATCGTTGCCGATAGTGCTGAATTGCGACTGATTGAGGAACTAAGGTCAGAGCATGGTATAACTCGAATTAAAGAGAGTCGTAAAGGTAAGGATAGTATTATGGCAGGCGTATCCAAATTGCAAGGATACGCTATTTATGTGCATCCAGATTGTAAAAACATCATGGATGAATTTTATAGTTACTGCTACCAGCGAGATAAAGAAGGCAACTGGTTGAATAAACCAGAGGATAAAAACAACCACTTGATGGACGCTTTGCGTTACAGCCTTCAATGTATCGAAGGTGGAAAAGCAACCGTCCGCAGACGTTCTGATTATGGTCTATAGAGAGGAAAGACATGTACCAATATTTAACCTATCCACGGGATGGATATGATGAGGGTTCTTTGAAGAAAGACCTGATTTACAAATTGATAACGATACATAACACTGAAAGCTCACGCTTGAAGAATTTAAAAAGCTACTACATGGGTGATCATGCTATTTTAAATCACAAGAGACGCAACGTGAACGCACCGAATTACAAGACGGTAGCTAATCATGCCAAGGATATCGCAGACACGGCTACAGGCTATTTTATGGGCAATCCTATCAAGTATAACAATACTGCTGACAGTGATATCGATGAACTACTTACAGCCTTTGATGGTGCTGAGATTGACCAAGTAGATGCTCAGAATGCTTTGAACATGGCTATCTATGGTCGTGCTTACGAGTACATCTATGCTAAAGAGGGTATGACTGAGTTGGATTCAACTAGTATTGATCCAGAAAATACCTTCATGGTCTACGATGATAGTATTGAGCGGAAGCCTTTGTTTGCGGTCTATTACTATGAAGTAAAAGACGATACGAAAGACACTACCAAGTACCAGGCTGAGGTCTTTACCGAAAATCTGCACTATCACATGGTGCTGAGAAGTACAGATTCAGGAACAACTCAGAATGAGCAGGTAACCCCTCACAACCTTGGGCAAATCCCAATTATCGAATATCGCAACAATCACTTTGCGATCGGTGACTATGAGCAACAAATTAGCTTGATAGACGCTTATAATTCCTTGATGGGGAATCGTGTCAATGATAAGGAACAGGCTGTAGAGTCTATCCTTGTCTTGTATGGCACGCAGTTAGCAGACACTCCAGAAGACGCTAAGGTAGCGATGAAGATTCTTTCTGAAGAAGGTCTTTTGGAATTACCGGGCGATAGTGCAAGAGCTGAGTTCTTGAAGAACACGTTGGACGAAAGTGCTACTGAAATCTTGCGTACAGCTCTTAAAGAGGACATCTACACATTTAGCCATGTGCCTAATTTGACTGATGAGAATTTCGCAGGGAATACATCAGGCGTAGCCATGGAATTTAAGCTGATGGGCCTTGAGATGATTACTAAGACCAAGGAAGCGAACTATAAGCGAGGATTGCGTCAGCGTATTGCGATTTTTGCTCATTACTTGGGTATGAAACAGATTGCACTAGAGTCTCATTCAATCGTTCCACAATTCAGTCGTGGTTTGCCTAAGAACTTGTTAGAAATCTCTCAGATCGTGAACAACCTTGAAGGTAAAGTGACGAATAGACAGCTTATTTCTCTCTTGCCGTTTGTGGAAGACCCTGACGCTGAACTGGAAGCCTTGGAAGAAGAAAAAAAGAAGAACATGGAAGACATGCCGATGTTCAACAAAGACAACACGAAACCCGAAGACGAGGTAGAGGATGAAGAATCAGGAGTATTGGGCGAAGAGGAAAGCCAATCTGATTTACCAGCAGATGGACAAGGCCGAAAAGCAGGCAGACCAGTTCGATAAGGTCTATCAGGAAGCCAAGACTTACTTGGATAAGGAAGTCAATAAGATTTTTGATAAGTTCCAACGTGATTATGGTCTAAGTCAGGTAGAAGCTAGACAAGTCTTGAAGAACATGAAAGACAAGAAAAATCTGAATGAACTTCGTAAAGTGCTTGAAGCAAGACCGAATGATCCAAATATTCAAAGACTACTGGCTGACTTAGATAGTCCGGCTTATTCTTTCCGTATGAAGCGTCTAGAACGTTTGAGTGATGATTTAGACCGTATGCGTGAATCTATCTATCATTCAGAAAAGACAGGCTCAGACGCCTTTTATAGCGACCTGATGAAGGATAGTTACTACAAGGCTACCTTTGACCTGCAGCAGCAGACAGGACTAGCATACGGCTTTTCTGGGCTTCCTGAGAGCGAGATTAAACATCTACAGTCTTTCAGTTGGGTAGGTGACGGAAGTACCTACTCTACAGACATCTGGAAGAATACGGGGAAGCTTACTTCTAGCATAAAAGATGAACTACTTATGAGCCTCATGACAGGCCGAGATACACGAGAAACTGCACAAGCAATTGCTGAGAGGTTCAATGTAGGTCAGAATGATGCAAGGCGTTTGGTTCGGACGGAATCAGCCTTTTTTCATAACCAAATGGAACTACTCAGCTATGAAGAAGCAGACATAGAAAAGTATATCTTTGTGGCCGTCTTAGACAAGCGCACATCACGCATTTGTCAAGAACATGACAATCAGGTCTATGATAGGGATAAGGCTGTCCCTGGTGTCAATTGTCCACCTATGCACCCTTGGTGTAGGTCTACTACTGTCGCATACGACGAGGACGCAGACTACAGCAAGTTGAAGCGCAGAGCAAGGAATCCAGTGACAGGTAAGACCGAGCTGGTGCCTGCTGATATGACTTATAAAGAGTGGTATAGCAAGTATGTTGCGAAAGACGGGGAAAAGGTGTATAATCAAGATACAAGAGAAGCCAAGGCGAAATTTTATAGCGAACAACTATTGTCCAAAATTTCAGGAGTTGAGCCAAAAATTACAAGTGATATGCAACGTATCGCAGGAGAAAACAAATTGGCAGGTCTTGAATTTAGGAAGAAAACAGTTGAGTCGTTATCACGTAAAATTATTGCAGATAGCCTAGTTGAAAATATAAGTTTGTCAAAAGCCGTGAGTAAGATTAATGACGCCTTAAGGTACACAACTATTTTCGATTCCGATACTTTTACAGAAGAGTATTTGAAGATGAAACAGAAGCTTGTCGCAGAAGGTTATAAAATTGTAAAAGTAAAAAACACTTGGTTAGTAGATGGACCATACAAAGGTGTGAATACAGTCGTTGAAAAAGATGGTATCAACTTTGAAATGCAGTATCATACTCAGGAAAGTTTCGACTTAAAAAATGGTTCATTACATGAACTCTATGAGAAGTATCGTGATACGAATACATCTGATCTAGAACGCATGAAATTATTTAAGGAAATGCTTGATTTAAGCAATGGGCTTGAGATTCCTAAAAATATAGAGAGGGTGAAGTGATGTGAAAGATATTAAATACTACCGCACAACGACGAACAATGCTCAAGTACTTCGTTTGATTGATGGTGTCATGCAAGTTTTTGACATTGAAAAAAAGTGGGTTAATAGCATAGATTGGTTTAATAAAATCTTTTTTAATGACTTTACGGATTTTGAAGAAATTTCAGAAAATGATGCATTTACTTATATTGACAGGATGGTAGCGGCATGATTGATATTGCTTTGGCTATCGCTAAAAAAGCACATGCAGGGCAGGTAGATAAAGCGGATGTTGATTACATACAGCATCCTCTCTATGTGGCCAGTCAAGTCAAAACTGAACAAGAAAAAGCTGTCGCTCTTTTACATGATGTGATTGAGGATAGCGATATAACTGCTGCCGATTTATTGGCGTCTGGTTTGTCAAATGAAGTTGTTACAGCGGTACAAATTTTGACAAAGAAAAAAGGTCAAAGTTATCAAGAATATCTTGGGAAAGTAAAATCAAATAATTTAGCAAGAGTTGTAAAACTTGCAGATTTGAAACACAACTCAGATTTATCACGTTTGAAATCTGTTACCAATACAGACTACGAGCGTGTTAAAAAATATAAAAATGCAATTTATTACTTAAGCACCTAGAGAAATCTAAGTGCTTTTCTTATGTTTAGAAAGGAGCGAGAAATGAAATATCGTAAAAAGCCAGTAGTAGTTGAAGCCGTGCAGTTTTTAGATACAGAAGAATCTATAGATGAGCTATGCGATTTTGGATTAGATCCAGTACGGATTGATTACGCAGACTTAAAAAATCCTCTTTTAAAAATCGAAACGCTTGAAGGATTGATGGTTGCAACAGAAGGTGACTACATTATCAAAGGCGTGCAAGGAGAATATTATCCATGCAAGCCGGATATTTTTGCAGAAACATACGAAAAAACGGAGGAATAAAATGTTAGAAAAAGCAAAACAATTGGCATCGCAAGAATTTTCACGCTTATCAGGTCGTGAAATCAAAGCAGAAGACTGCTTTGTAGTTTGGTTTAGCAAGACCCTGCAAAACTGGAAAGCTCTTGTTAGTACGAACGCAATTACATCAAGCGAACCTTGTGGAGATTATGCAGAAATTACGCATAACGGAGATAAGAATGAGACTTATGTGGATGTTTACGCCAAGGTTTCAAATCGTGCCATTAAAGATTAGGAGGTGATCCAACATCTTGACTTGCAGGAATAGACTGCTATAAATTACTGTAAATTGCTATAAACCGTGTCATATTTGATGCGGTTTTCCTATGCCCTAACCGTATGGAATCCCGTACGGTTTTTATATTGTCCAAACTGTGCCGATGACATTAAAAGCTGTACTGTTCCGTCGCCGGACGTAAAGCGAGATTATCGAGTGGCGACGTAATCGCTGGAGGACAATTATGTCAGAAGAAATCAATGCAACTGTATCTACTGAATCAACTGAGACCGTCGACACTCAAGGAAATGTTGATACAGTGCAAGAAGAAAAGCACGAACGAACTTTCACTCGTGCTGAAATCGGTAAGATGCTATCTGCCGAGCGCTCTAAATGGGAAGCTGAGCAAGAAGCCAAGGAAAATGAAGCTAAGAAACTTGCCAAGATGAACGCTGACGAGAAACAGAAATATCAGTTGGATCAGCGTGAGCAAGAACTAGCTGACCGTGAAAAGGCTATTGCTCGTAAAGAATTGACCGCAGAAGCTAAAGCAATGCTAAGTGAACGTGACTTACCTGTTGAGTTAGTGAACGTGGTTGATTTGACAAGCGCAGAGACGGTATCGCAGTCTGTCGCTGTATTGCAGAAATCATGGGAGCAAGCCGTGCAAAAAGGCGTACAAGAAAAGCTAAAAGGCGGAGCCCCAATGAAACAAGCGCCAGTCGATAGTGACGGTATCACAAAAGAAGAATTTGCTCGTATGGGTTATCAGAGTCGAAATGAACTCTATCAAAAGAACCCAGAACTCTATAAGAAATTGAAAGGTTAAAATAAATGACAGCAGGACAAACTAAACTAGCCACTATGGTTAACCCAGAGGTGATGGCGGACATGGTTTCCGCTAAACTACCTAAATTGATTAAATTTACTCCACTTGCTTATGTGGAAACAGCACTCCAAGGACAACCAGGGAATACTCTAACAGTTCCAGCATGGGAGTATGCAGGAGATGCGACTGAGGTTGGAGAAGGTCAAGCTATTTCTCCAGACCAATTGACTACTAAAAAGACCACTATGACCATCAAAAAGGCTGCTAAAGGTTATGAAATTACCGATGAAGCTCTTTTGTCAGGTCTTGGCGACCCACTAGGTCAAGCTACTTATCAGCTTGGTTTGGCTATTGCTAACAAGATTGATGATGATTTGGTCGCAGTAGCTAAAACTGCAACACAACATATTACAGAAACTCCTACAACTCTTGCAGCAATTGATAAAGCTCTTGAGATTTTTGAGGACGAAGAAGATGCGCAATATGTTGCTATCATCAACCCTAAAGATGCTATCAAGCTAAAAACTGACGTAGCAAAAGAATGGACTAAAGGTTCAGAGCTTGGTGCAGATATGGTTGTATCCGGAACGTTCGGTGAAGTTGCCGGTGTGCAAATCGTCCGTTCTAAAAAAGTTGATGAAGGTAAAGGCTTTATCGTCAAAGTCTCTCCTAGCCAAACTCAGACAGACGATGCCAACAAGTATGGTGCGTTTGTTATCATGCTAAAACGTGATGTGGCTATCGAAACAGACCGTGACATCCTTAAAAAGACAACGGTTATCACTGGCGATGAACACTATGGTGTTTACCTTTACGACCCTACACGAGTTGTAAAATTCGGTGAGGGGTGACGGCATGAGCTTATTGCTACGACGTCATTATATCCAAGAGGAGCAGGTTAGCCAGTATTCTGATTTAGAGAATAAGACTCTAGAAGAGTTGAAGAATCTAGCCAAAGAAGCTGGCATAGCTGGCGCCTATAAGTTATCAAAAGTCGAAATTGTAGAGGTGCTGGAGGATTTAAAAAGTGAAATTTAAAATCAAACAAGATTTCTATGATTGGGAATCAAATGTGAAACGACTGGCAGGAGGGGAACTTGAGATTACTGAGGAGCGCTATGTTGAGCTGGCTGACAATATTGCCAGCAACGGCGTTGCTATCTCAGATGTTCTTGAGAAAATCCTCCCTGAACCTGAGTTCTTAGAAGAGGATTGATATGTCTATAGAGTTGCTGAAGAAATTAACAGGCGAAGAAGATACTCAGCTTCTCATGTTGCTCCAAACAAGAGCTACAAAGCTTATCTTGTCAGAGACTAATCGAACATCTTTGACACCTGCTTTAAGTCTCTTAATACCTGAGGTTGCTATCGAACTCCACAACCGCTCAGGAGCGGAAGGAGAGCATTCAAGGACCGAAGGTGGTATAGCAGTAGTCTACGGAGAAAACGGCCTGTCTACGGGCCTTTTACAGCGTATACGTATGCATAGACTAGCAAGGGTGGCAGGCCATGTTTTTGAAGCAGAGTAGACTGAAACCTTATCCAATGCGACGGTTTGAAAAGACTGTCACAGAGGAAGGTGTCGCAAAAGAAGGATATGTCAAGGAAGCTGAGACAATCCGTCTTGAGTTGTGGCCAGCTAGTAGTAAACTACAGTCTGAATTGTATGGCGAGCGTGTCAATGATATTTTGAACGCAAATGCCAACAAGTCAGCTACAATCAAAGTGAAAGATGGTGTGTGTATCGATAGCCAGACAGAAGTGACTCACAGGGTTATTTCTAAAAAGGTCTACACACATCATCAAGTTTTGGAGTTAGAGCGTGTCAGGGCTACTAGGGGCAGATAGGCTCATAGCTAAATGTAGACGATTGGCTAGTAAAAAAACTGGCGAGGATATCGTCTTACGTGCGGTACACAATGCTACTATAAAGGTTGTCCAAGCAGATGCAAGAAGACTCGCACCAGCGAGAGATGGAGAGCTTATAACTAGTATCAAAACTAGGGCAAAAATGGACGGAGATAAGGCTATAGGCGAGGTTTACACCAATCTTAAATACGCTCCTTACGTTGAGTTTGGGACAGGGCCAATAGGACAAGCTAGCCATTCGGGTATCTCTCCAGAGGTCAGCGTCACTTATAAGTCTAGTCCGTGGTATGTGCATGAAGACCAAATCAATGTAGGACCTTACCATTTTCAAAAAATTGGGGAGTTCTACAAGATGTATGGTCAACCTGCCCAGCCTTATCTTTATCCAGCTTTGAGAGACAATCAAGAGCGTGTGTCTAAGAATATTTCGAATTATGTCCGTAGAAAGATAAGAGAACAAATAAAATGATTAATATCAAGCCTGTTATTTATAAAGAATTGCAAAAGGTCGCAGATAATGTGACTGATACTTATCCTAGCGATTGGGAGACTTTCCCAGTCGTTATTTTTTTAGAAGAACAAAACAAGCCGGGTGATTGGTTTGATGACCAGGAACAAAAATCATCTATCCGCTATAAGGTGGATATCTTTGATGATACCAGCACTAGTGAGTTAGCTGTTAAAATCAATCAGATTTTTGAGTCTTTAGGTTTGCGAAGAACCGACTGCCAAGACGTGCCAGACCCGTCTCATTTGAGACATAAGGTCATGCGCTTTGAAGGTGTCGTTGATTTAGACTCAGAGCTTGTTTTTCAATTTAGAATGGAGAATTAAACATGTTAGCAAATGGAATTACGCTATCTTATGGCGAAGCTAAAGGAACTTATACTAAACTTGTTGGATTGAAAGAAGTGCCAGAGTTTGGTATTGAACTCGAAAAAGTAGAAAATACTACTCTTGAAGATACAGTGAAGAAGTACGAGTTTGGTATTGGGGACATAGGAGAACTTGAGTACAAGTTCTCTTATAATAATTCAAGCGCAACTGCTCCTTATCGTGTATTGCGTAAGGCAGCAGACGACAAGAAGAAACTCTACTTCGAGCAAGCATACCCAGACGGTACTAAGGTCAATTTTGAAGGTCAAGTATCTGTTAAGTTAGGCGGTGGCGGTGTCAATGCCGTTATCGAGTTCACACTTAAGATTGCCTTGCAGTCAGAGTTGGAATTTACAGACGGTGTTGGAGGTTAATTAAATGGCGTTAAAATACACAACTTGGAAAGTTACTGACGAAAAAGAGTTGAAGCTACGTTTGACATCTCATCAAGCTGCAACTGTGGAAGAAAAAATCGGCATGAACTTGCTGAAGATTTTCATGCCTGAAGCAGGCGAAGAGTTCACTTTGCCACCTTTGAAAGTTATGTTGTTGTTAGTTCACGGCGCCTTGCAGCAGTATGAACATGGGTATTCTCTTGAGGATGTCTATGATCTATACGATGAGTACGTGGACAATGGGGGAGACCAAACAACTTTCATGACAGAGGTTTTAATGCCACTATTTGAAGTATCGGGTTTTACTCCACGAGGAAGCAAGAACAAGAAAACTTCCAAGAAGAAAATGACAGTAGTCGAGTAATCTTAACAGTAACGCAGATTATTGAGAGGCTTTATCCTATGTTTTTGGACATTGGAGGCAAGCCTCTTGATTTTTGGGATTTGACGGTGCTTGAAATCAGAGAAATGATTGAAAGCTACAACCGTGTCAAAACCCAAGAGCGTAAAGAGAAGATTATTGACTCATACAGACTTTCGCAGATGATTTCCAATCACGTTTCTTTATTACTGTCCAATGACGCTAAGATTGTTGAGTTCTGGGAGTATGCGCCTGAGTTATTTGTAGAAGAACAACAAGCGGTAGAACTGGAACGACAGAAACAAGCACTTTTGTTGCATAAGGAACGGATGCGTGAATTTGCAGAGAGACATAATCGAAAAAGGAAGGAGGAAGTAAATGGCAACTCTTGATGAATTGAAAGTCATGATTGACGCTGAGATAGCGCCTTTCAGGAAAAAGATGAAAGAAGTCGAGAATCAGGTCAAAGGAACATCTGACCGAGTGAAAAATGCTACTGCCAAAGTTCGTGAACAGTCGAACTCAATCGGTAGTGCGTTTGGTAAGCTGGCTAAGTTCGCTGGTTTTGCAATCCTTGGTAAGAAATTACTTGATGTTGGGATGTATTCAACGCAGACGGCTCTTGAAGTATCAGCGTCTATGAACCAAATCAAGCGACAGATGGGCGAGAGTTCGCAATCTTTCTTAAAATGGGTTAACGATAATGCTAACGCTATGAATATGGGTGTGGGTGAGGCGACCAACTACGGTGCGGTCTACGCAAACTTATTTTCTGGGTTTATCAAAGATACCAACAAGCTAAGCGCCTATACCGCTAAGATGTTGCAGACATCGGCAGTGGTTGCTGAAGGTTCAGGGCGCACGATTACAGACGTTATGGAGCGGATTCGCTCAGGTCTACTAGGGAACACCGAAGCAATTGAGGACCTAGGAATCAACGTCAATGTGGCTATGATTAAGTCCACTGAAGCTTTTAAACGTTTCTCAAATGGTCAAAGTTGGGACCAACTCGACTTTCAAACCCAGCAACAAATCCGTCTTATGGCTATCCTGGAGCAAGCTACAGCCAAGTATGGAGATACCTTGTCTAATTCTGTAAATGGTCGTATCAGCCTGTTTAAGTCGCTAATGAAGGACGCAGCATTGAACCTTGGTAACTCTATGTTACCGATTATCAATGTCATTATGCCTGTCTTGAACTCTTTTGCTATGGTCTTAAAGAATGTTACTGCTAAACTTGCGGAGTTTATAGCTTTAATGTTCAACAAGAAAGCAACAGTGAAAGATGGTGTTGGTGGAGCAGTTGGAGACATGGGTAACGCCATGAAAGACGCTGCAGGCGGAGCAGGAGACCTTGCTGACGCAGTAGACGACGCTGGAGATTCAGCAGGAGGACTTGCTGACAATCTTGGAGACTCCGCCAAAAACGCTAAGAAGGCCGCTAAAGAGTTGCTAGGTCTTTTGGGATTTGATGAGATTAACATCTTGCAAAAACCAAAAGATGACGACGCAGGCGGTTCTGGAGGCGGTGGCAAAGGTGGTAAAGGAAAGGGAGGCGGTGGCGGACCTTTCAAAGACATCTTGCCAGAAGTCGAGTTGACCGACATGGACAACAAATTCAAGAGCATTTTTGATGGTCTTGGAGATAAGCTCAAAGGGTTGTTTGACCTCTTCAAGAAAGGTTTTGATGCAGCATTTAGACCAGAAGGTATAAAACGCATTAAGACTGCCTTAGACCAAATAGCTAAGACAATGGGAGAAATCGCCACTGACCCAAGGGTTGTGAATGCCTTTAACCGAATGGCTGAGAAAATTGCTTATGCTTTAGGGCAAGTGACAGGCTCAATAACCACTATCGGGCTAGGTATCGGTGTTTTCCTTGCCGAAAGTATTGCAAATGGCCTTGGAAGGCAAAAAGAACGCATTATCAGGGCGCTAGTCGCTTTGTTTGATAATGTTGGTAACCTTTCCGAGGCAGTAGGAAACATAGCTCAGGACTTTTCTAGTGCTTTCTACGACGTCATTACCTCAACTGGTGCGGTTCGTATCGGTAGCGCTATTGTGTCAACTCTGTTGAGTTTGACATCTACCATTGTTGAAGTTGGTAGTAAATTAGCAGGAAGTTTGTTTAAAGGTTTTGAAAAAGTCGTTGTGACAAGCGCTCCTAAAATTTCATCAGTCTTCCAAAGTTTATTAGATACTGTTGCGCCTGTATTTGAGAGCATTGAAAGGTCTGTTAACAAATTTGGCGATGGCTTAAGTCGTGTTTATGATGAACATGTAGCCCCTGCTATTAACTCTATTGCTAATGCTTTTAATGGGCTAATTGACATTATTCAAATACTTTGGGAAGGAAGTTGGAAGCCTTTTGCTGAGTTTTTATCAGGAGTATTCGGTGTTAGTATTGAAGGAATTTCAGATTTATTAGGAGGTGGCCTTTTAGCCACTTTGGGACTATTGGCGGATGCTATTAAGTTAGTGGCAGATGGTTTCACCGTTTTTTCTGACTGGTGTAAAGAAAACAAAGAACCTATCGTAGCTTTGATAACAACTTGGCAAACGATTAATTTCTTATCATGGGCAGAACAAGCTGGAGGACTTGCAGGAGCATTCAGCTTGTTAGGTAGTAAGATCTCTTCGATTGTTGGAGGAATTAAGAATCTAGGTCTTGCTATTAAAGCATTGACATTTGATAAGTTGGTCAGTTTTGGTGAAACAATCTATTTGAACACCTTATATGCAAAAGATTTTGTGGTCAATTCAGGTAAAACAATTGCACAGCTAGGAAAAACTGCTTTAGAACTTGGTAAATCAGCTCTAGCATGGACTGCTCATGCAGCGAAAATGGGATTAGCAACCGCGGCGGAATTTGCACATTCTGTTGCAGCAGGAGTCGCTACAGCTGCAACATGGGCTTTTAATGCAGCGTTAGCAGTTTTGACAAGTCCAATAACATGGATTATTGCAGCAATCGCAGCTTTGATTGCTATTGGTGTTTTGCTCTATCAAAACTGGGACACTGTTGTTGAGTTTGCTAAAACTGCATGGCAAGGACTATGTGATTTTATCAGTGGTATTTGTCAAGCGATTGGCGAATTTTTCAGCGGTCTATGGACGAAACTACAAGAAATCTTTGAGCCGATAGGTCAATGGTTTGGCGAGAAATTCCAGCAAGCATGGGACGCTATTGGAAATATATTTGGCAACTTAGGCTCTTGGTTTGGTGGCCGTTGGAATGATTCTAAAAACGCACTTGCCGAAGCAAATACTTGGCTTGGTGATAAGTTCAAGTCAGGTCGGGATAAAGTGAACTCAGCTTTTGAAAAAGTTGGCTCTTGGTTCGGTGACCGTTGGAATGATATCAAAGATGGAGTGAAAGAAGCTGATACATGGTTTGGAGAGAAATTTGAGAGTGCAAAAAAGAAAACTCAGAATCCTTTCCAAAAAATCGGTTCTTGGTTTGGTGATAGATGGAAAGATATGCAAGATGCCTTGAAAGAAATCCCCAACTGGTTCAAGAATCTGTTTAATGATGCAATGGATAATGCTAAAAACATCGTTAAAAGTGGTATCGATAAACTAAAAAGCTTCTTTAACTTTGATTGGAGCTTACCAAAAATCAAACTCCCTCACTTTAATATA